TAACCTTGTGTTTTCAGAGCTTCCACCGGAAGGTCAGAACGCCTTGTTGGAGGAACTCTCCAAACAAGTACAGTTCGAACTCGGCGACCATTATGTGAACGGCGTGTATGTAAAGGATGGAACCGATGACCAGTTGATGGACGGAATTTTGACACAAGCAGCAAAGGATACGGATATCGTTGTAGTAAAGAGCGTAGCCACAACAATGATTGGCAAACTGAAAGATGTGCGTGCAAAAATTCCAAAGGCCATGCGTGAAAATCCTAACCTTCGCCTTGTGATGAGCATCGAAGACTGGGACAAGTACGACGATGAGTTAACAGAGCGTGAGGACAAAAACTCAGATGAGACAGAAATCAACCGCAAGCGTTTCAAGGGTATCACCATTGAAACAGTGGCCGCATGGCCTGAAGGTGTTATAGTCGCTACTTTATGTAGTCCAGACTCTGATGGAAACTTATTTGCTGCAGTCAACCTGCAAGACGATGAAGACGTGATTCAGATTGACAAATTGAGCAACGCAAGTGAACTCTATTTTTTCAAGTTGCTGATGAAAGCCGATACAAACATCGCTTTTGGCGAACAGTTTATTGTGCTCGACAGTCGTGCGACTCCAAAGTTCAAGGCAGTAGCCGAGGGCTAATAAATTAACATAAAAACAACCCATTAAAAATGAGAAAGATGGAAGCAAAAGAAACAGTTAAAATCAAGGTGTTAACACCATTCCGTGACAAGTTTGACAAGTCTGTAATTTATGAAGTCGGCCAAGAGCTTGACTTTGAAAAAGAACGTGCTGATGACGTTGTAAAACGTGAATTGGCAGAATACACAGAACCTGTCGGATAATGGCAAAGATTCAAAGGTTGGTAATCCATTGCACCGCCACTAAAGAAGGTCGGGAGGTAAGCTCTGATGAGATACGGCACTGGCACACGGACCCGGTAAGTAAGGGTGGTCGTGGTTGGTCGCAGGTTGGATATACTGACATGATTCATCTGGATGGTCGAGTGGAACGTCTCGTGAATAACAACGAGGATGCGAATGTTGATCCTTGGGAAGTCACAAATGGAGTAAAAGGTTACAACAGTTCTTCCAGACACATTGTTTATGTCGGTGGTGTCAGTCAGGACGGAAAGTCTCCAAAAGACACACGGACCCAAGCGCAGCTTTCTGCAATGAGAACCTATGTATTGGATTTTCACAGACGTTTCCCCGACGTTCAGATTGTCGGCCACAATCAGCTTGCGGCAAAAGCATGCCCGAGTTTTGATGTTCCGAAATGGTTGAACGAAATAGGTATAAATTAAAAATAAAAAAGAGATGGCGGACACTATTTTACAAATATTGATGTGGGCAGTACCATCTGGCGGAATAGGTGCCGCCATCGCTTGGATTGCAAACAAGAATGTCAGACAGGCCAAAACGGCCAAAGAGGTACACGACACATATAAAACGATGTATGCTGATGTATCTGAGGTTCTGATGAAAGTACAGAAAGAAAATGAAAAACTTAATGGAAAAGTCGATGAACTATCTAAAGAGAATGAACGCACAAGACGCTCTCTCAACCGCCTCTGCAGGGCAATTGAAGCTATTCAACTTTGCCCTCATCGTACTTCTTGTCCTGTCCGTGGCGAGCTGTCGCTCACAGAAGATGATGACAGCAAGCGGAACGCAGGAGACGAAAAACGAAATGCTGTCGGACAGCACCGTGGAAGAGATAAAGTGGCAGGAAACCGTGAAAGTTCCGATGTCGGAGGTGACACTGGAAATACCGATGGACAGCCTCCGTAGCCTCCCCGATGGAGCCGTTTACACAGCAAGAAAAGGACAAGCTGGAGTGAAAGTATATCATAGAGGTCAAAAGGATAATAAACCCGAAACCATCTATGTATATTCTTCATGTGACAGTCTGCAGCTACAATGTATGAGGTATGAGAAAACCATTAGTAATATGAAGCAGCAGCTGGCGGCACACAATAGTCAAAATACGGTATCAGAACATCATCCGAACGCTTTTATAAAGTCGTTGAAATGGTTCTTCCTCGGCTTCATTGCCGGTGGCATAATAACAATTGTATTAATAATAACACTAAAAAAGAAGTGATATGGATTTTATGTATGGACTTGCCGAGGTGAAGGTTGGAAACAAAACCCTTGGCTACATTGAAGAGAATTCATTCAAATTGAACGGAACCAAGGGAGAATCAACTGAAATCAACGCAGCACAAGTGCATAGCGCCCCTGTTCTGATTATCCCAAAGAAAAATGGATCAATAGCTCCATCGTTCGATTTGATTCAAATGAATTATGCAAACATGGCTGTTGTCATGGGTGGTACAGTTACTGAAACAGGTACAGACGCCAATAAAAAAGCTACAGGGTGGAAGGCACCATCCAAACTGGTTCAGACGACTGACAGTGTTACAATCATGACAGATTCAGACCATCAGATTTCAATAAAGAAAGCCCTTGTAACAGGGTATATCGATGGAGATTTGAATCTTGACAGTGTATCAAAAATCAAGATGGAAATAAAGGTTATGATGCCTGACGACGGCTCAGAGCCATATTCTATCGATGATGTGGTAGCAGGATAAGCCCGCTATGGACTTTGATTTGGAAAAAGGGACGGCGGAGGCACTACTTGATGTAGGTGTCTCCGTTCCGTTAAAAGAGGTTCGTATTCCATGGAGAAAAGAGCCTGTAAAGATTCGCCTCGTAATGCGTCGTCCATTGCTTGGCAACCTAATTAAGATTGCTTCTACATATCTGGATATTGGTGTAACACATAAGCAGATTTCGGAATTCAACAAGGAAGAACAAATGCAATTTTTGGTATCACACGGAGCTGCTGTATCAAAAATAGTATCTATTGCTATTTTGGGTGGCCATATATATGGGCGTTTATTTATAAAACCATTAGCATGGATATTACGATGGATAGTAGATGATGTCTATCTGTATGCTTCATTTAATACATTTGTCTCACTTCTTGGGACAAAGGATTTCGGAACTATTATCAGATCGTTGGAGGGGTTGAACCCGATGAGTCCGATGATACTGAGCCCAAAAAAGGAAAAGGGGAGTTAAGGACTAAATATGAAAGTTCCCATAGCCTCTTTGGAATGATATGGCAAATATCCTGTGCAACAGGGTGGAGTGTTAACTACGTTCTTTGGCGTGTCAATTATCCTACACTACTGATGATGATGGCTGATGCCCCAAGATATATAAAAGTAAAAGATGATGTTCAAAAACCGAATGGTCACAGAAAAAGGACATCAGAAGAGATACTTGAGTTTTTTCAGACGAAATTAAAAAAATAGATGGATCCGGTAAAAGTTGAAATATTGATGGGCGGTAATCTTTCCAAGGGAATGGAGGATGCAACTACCAAGGCTGGATTGTTAGACGCATCATTGAAGCGTCTTGCAATCACAGCTGGTGGTATTTTTACAATGCAAAAGGCCGCGGAGTTCGTAAAAACGATAATGGACGTCCGCTCGGAGATTGAGAGTCTTTCTATCTCATTTGAAACTTTACTCGGAAGTAAAGATTTGGCGAATCAATTTTTCGGAGAGCTTAAGGACTTTGCAATACAAACGCCATTGATGTTGAACGATCTGGCAAGCGGTGCTCAGACAATGCTTGGGTTCAACATTGATGCAGAAAAGGTCATACCTACATTGAAACAGATTGGTGACATTTCTATGGGAGATAGTGAGCGCTTCAAAAGCCTGACACTCGCTTTTTCTCAGATGAGTGCTACCGGAAAACTTATGGGGCAGGATTTACTCCAGATGATTAACGCTGGATTTAACCCACTTACGATTATGTCTGAAAGGACCGGTAAAAGTATAAGCCAACTTAAAGATGAAATGTCTGCAGGAGCCATTTCCTCAGAAATGGTAGCTCAGGCGTTTGCCGATGCTACAGCGGAAGGTGGAAAATTTCACGGTATGCTCCAAAAACAAAGCAAGGGACTTAAAGGACAAATTTCCAATCTCCAGGGTGCAATTGATGATATGTTCAATTCTATTGGAGAAAAGTCAGAAGGTCTGTTGACAGGTGGTGTTGAGGTAGCGACATCTTTAGTTAAGAATTATGAGGATGTCGGTAAGGCTCTATTGACCTTGGTATCTATATATGGTG